GACCTCGACCACGGCCTCATCTTCATGTTCGAGGGCCGCTTCCTCACTTCGACGCTCTATCTCTGGACCGGCGCCGGCGACCTTGATTGGAACGGCCAGACATGGCTCGGTGCCGGGACGCTGATGGGCATCAGCCAGGCGAAGGAGACGAGCGACCTTTCCGCGGTCGGGCTCAACGTCTCGCTCTCCGGCTGTAACGAGGCGGTCATCTCGGCGGCGCTGCAGGAGCTAAGGCACGGCCAGATATGCCGGGTCTACATCGCCAGTTATAGCTGGTACCCGACGCGCGGGCTGCTCTCGACGCCCTATTGCTTCTTCGAGGGCAAGGTGGACGTGCCGACGATCGACGACAGCGCCGCGACCGCGACGGTCAGCCTCCAACTCGAAAACCGCTTGGTCGATTTCGAGCGCGAGCGCGTCCGCTACTACGACCCGCTGACACAGAACGTCTACTTTCCCGGCGATCGCGGCTTCGACTATGTGGCGTCTTTGCAAGATCAAAAAATCTTCTGGGGTTTGTCGAACTGAAAGAGGGTAACCATGGCATTCCAGCTTTCCGCCGCCGTCCGCAACGCGATGCTCGATCAGATCGAGACGACGATCGGCGTCTCGGCGATTCTCAAAATCCGCACGGGCTCGCCGCCCAGCGATTGCAGCCAAGCCGACACCGGTACGGCGCTGGCAACGCTCAATCTGCCCAGCGATTGGTTGGCGAACGCCTCGGCTGGCGCCAAGGCGAAATCCGGCACCTGGGAGGATCCGAGCGCCGACGCGACCGGGACCGCCGGCTTTTTCCGGGTCTACGACAGCGGTGGTACCAACTGCCACATGCAGGGGACGGTCACCGCGACCGGAGGCGGCGGCGACATGACCCTCGATAACGTCTCGATCAACACCGGCCAGGACGTGCTCATTACCGGCTTTACGATGACCGCCGGCAACGCCTAGCACTCGGTTTCCGGGGGAACGGCAATGACGAACTGGTATGCCAACAACGGGGACGGCCTCACCACAGGCTATTGGGCGATCCAGCCCTGGAAGTGCAATACCAGCTATCCGACCGGCTCGATCATCCGCCAGCCCGGCGGCGTGACGACCATGGCGATCGCCATGGACTTCACGAACAGCAAGATTTGGTACAAAGACCTGACGCGGAATTCCTATTGGAACGATGTCTCGACTGACAATCCCGCGACTAATACCGGCGGGTCGAGTTGGTCGCCCATTACCGGTCCTCTGTTTCCCGCGGTTGCGGTCTACAATTTCGACGTTCAAACGGTCAATTTCGGCGCCACCGCTTTCGCCGGTACGGTGCCAAGCGGTTTCAGCTCGGTCAACGCCGCGGCCGGCACGACCGTCACGTTGAACCCCTCAGACAAGAACGCGAACGTCTCGCTGGATGCCACCAACCTCATCGCGAGCGGCAGCACCTCGGGCGGCTCAAATAACACTTGGTATGCGGTGCGCGCCACCGCGAGCTTTTCGAGCGGGCTGGTCTATTACGAGACGACCATCAGTTGGCTGGGCCCGTCCGCAAACTACTTCATGCGAAATCAGAATTTCACGCTCGACTGGACCTTCGGCTGGGCCAACTCCTCCATGCCGCTGACCAACTGGGTCGGCCAGGATGCCAATAGCGTCGGTTGGGTCGTCTCGCAGGCCGTCATCAAGAAGAACAACACGACCATCACCTCGACGCATCGCATTGACCCGGTTTCTTGCGGCAACGAGCGCGCATACCGCAATGCCGGCAGCACCTTCACCAGCGGTACGTCCGGCGCGGGCCCGAGCTTCCCCCTCGGCGCCAACAACACGGTCGCGGACGGCACCGGCACCTGGACCGAATGCACGGGACAGGCTGCCTACGGTTGGAACGCTTGCTGGGCCCGCTACGACAACATCATCCAGAGGATGGCACTCGTCGGCGATGTCTGTTTCGTCGGCGACAATTCCGTCCACTGCGCCTATGGCATCACGACGGTGACGATCGGGCAGACCGGCGCAAGCTGGAACGGGCTTTTCATCTCGGTCGATCATACTGTCAGCTCGCCCGGAGCAGGCGACTACAAAGCCGGCGCGACCCTCATCTTCAGCCAGACCATCATGACGATCGCCGGCAACTTCACCATGCAAGGTTTTACCTTCAGAAACGAGGGCACCTCGGGAAGCTCCAGCACTTGCACGGTCGCCAACAATTACGCCCAGCGTTACCTCAATTGCACCTTTGCCCAAAACGGCTTCGGACCCTTCCAGTTGGGCCCGGGCGGCAATGGCACTTGCGCGCATATCACCTTCATCAATTGCACCTTCACCACTAGTCAAAGCAGACCGCCCCTGCGGACCTATGGCGCACGGACTATCTTTCGCGGCGGCTCGATTTCGACCACATCCGGCCAGCAGCCGTTCGAGTCCCTGTCGAGCAACAATCCCGGCGATCTCCTGCTAGATGGCGTTGACATGAGCGGCGTTCTCGGTTCGACGCTTTTTCTGGGTGGCAACAATTTCATCGCCGGCACGATCTTCAATCTCGCGCGATGCAAGCTGCCCAACGCGACCTTCCTGCAAGTCGGATCTGTCCGGCCGGGCGACCCCGAAATCAACTGGGTTGCTTGCGACAATGGCACCGATCTGGAGTCGCACGGCCGCGCGGATGGGCTCGGCATCCAAACCGAGAGCAAGACAATCGTGCGCTCCGGCGGCGCGAGCGATGGCGTGGCCGGCTACTCGGAGCAGCTCGCCACCAACGGCAACACGCTTGTCGGGCAGCCATTTCATTCGCTGCCGATGGATATCTGGAACACTTTGACCGCGGTGAACAGGACGCTCACGGTCTACGGTATCGCGAACACCCCGGCGATGCCACAGACGACCGATATCTGGGTGAACGTCCGCTACCTCGGCAACAGTTCGTTCACGCTGGGCTCGGAGGTCACGACTGGACCGGCAAATCTGTTGTCGGCCGGCAGCAACTACACGGCTGACGCCAGCGCATGGGACACCGGCGCTACGGCGCGCGGCAACAGCACTGCTTACGCTGTCGGCGCCGCCATCAAGGTCGCGGCGAACCCGGGCCGGGTCTTTTTCTGCACGGGCGCGGGCACGTCGGCGAGCAGCCAACCGGGCGGCTATGCCACCGCGGTCGATGGCGGAAGCGTTACCGATGGCGGCGCTACTTTCCGTGCGGGCTGGCGTTTCTCGATGGCGGTTACGATGTCCTCGCCACAGCCACAGCTCACGGGTCTGATAACGGCGCAGGTCGAGATTCAGAAGTCGAGCGCCACCTACTACATTGATCCGCTCACCGCTGCATCGTTGTCATGAGCACCCGCCCCACTCTCGGGAGCATCCGGGCCGAAACGAAATCGGCGACGATCGGCGGCCTCAGCAGCATCTATGTCGAAAGTGTTGTCGGCCCGGTCCACGGCAGCTTCGCGGTCACGCTGGGTGCGATAACTCTCGTTGCGACGACCTCGGACAAGATCCACGGCGCTCTCGCCAAGGCGCTCGCCGATATCACCCTCGCCGGAACCGGCAGCACCAAGCTCAAGGCTTCGCTCGCGGTCCCGCTCGGCGCCGTTACCCTTGTCGCGCAAGGCAAGGTTCGCGGCGGCACCCTATTCGTCACCCTCGACAGCATCAGGCTCAACGCGACCGGCACGGCGCGGACCTATGGTGTCATCGAGCGTCGGCAAGACTGGCCGACCGTCCTGGCACAGATGGTCTACAACGCGCGGTGCGAGCCGTTCGTGTGGGGAACACATGACTGTGCGCTCTGGTCCGCAGACGTGATCCAGGCGATCAGCCTCAACAATGTCGATCTCGCGGCGTCCTACCGCGGCCGCTATTCGACCGCGGCCGGGGCGGCAGCGGTCATCGCCGCGGCCACTGGCGGCGGCGATCTCGAGGACTTGCTGGTGATGGTCGCGACCCAGAACAACTTTACGGAGGTGGCGCCAACCCAGGCGCAGCGCGGCGATCTGGTGTTGGCGACCACCGCGGACGGGCCCGCCGCCGGCATCGTCGGCCCGGATGGCGCGGAGGCGATCTTCGTGGCGCCGAGCGGCTTGACCTTCCTCTCCCTCGGCGAACTGAGCCGCGCCTGGAGGATCACGCACTAATGCCGCCAGTCATAGCAATCGTCGCCGGTATCTCGCTCACCTCGATCTTGACCTCGATCGCGATCAGCGTCGTGAGCGATCTCGTCATCATGGGCGTCAGCCAACTGCTCGGCGGCAATAACCAGCCGGCCGCCAGCGTCCAGCCGCAGACCATCACCGTCAAAGAGCCGCTGGCGCCATGGAAGGTCATCTATGGCCGGGCCCGGGTCGGCGGCGCGTGGGTCTACATCCACACCACCGGCAATCCGGTCATCGGCGAGAACTCGGCGCTCATGGGCGCCATCGTCCTCGCCTGCCATCAATGCGATGCGATCGAGAAAATCTTTTTCGGCGACCAGGAGGTGCCGCTCGATTCCACCGGTAACGCGATGGGGATGTACCGGAACTTCGTCCATATCTGGAAGCACCTCGGCACGGGCGACCAAGCGGCCGACCCCGAGCTTATCCGGTGGGGCGACGGGACATGGACATCCCAGCATCGCCTGCTCGGCATGTGCTATATCGCTATCGACCTTGCGTATAATAAAGACCTATTCCCGTCGATGCCGGTTATCTCGGCCCAGGTCCGAGGCAAGATCGTCCTCGACCACCGGGACGGCGGCTTGCGCTGGACCAACAACCCGGTGCTCTGCATCAGCGATTACCTGCGCGATACCCGCTTCGGGATGGGCTTCCACGTTTCCGACTTGAACTTCGACAGCTTCAACGCCGAGGCGAACGCCTGCGATGAAATCGTCAAGACTGCGGCGGTCGGCGGCCACTGGTCGATGCCGCAGGTCAGCTTCACCGCCCAGGTGAGCAAGAGCTACAACGCGAACGCATCGACCAGCAAGACGATTGCCGGCGCCTTCACGCTCGCCAGCGAGGCCCTGGCCGTCGATACCGGCGATATGGTCATGCTCTCCGGCGCCGCGCTGCCGCCGCCGCTCGTCACCAACACGCCCTATTACGTCATCCGCCAGACCGACGGGAACGATTACGTCTATCAGAGCCTCAACATCCAGCAGACCCCGGTCATCCAATTGGCCGCCAGCGCCAGCGATGCCGCGGCCGGGACCGCGCTCACCATCACCCACGACGGGTCCGGCACCATGTGGCGGACGGACCAAATGTGGCTGCTCGGCGTCGATGCGAAAGGCTTCAACACCGGGGATTCGGTGCAGGTCAGTCAGTACGACGAAAACCCGTTGCCGGCGCCGCTGACGCAGAACGGCGCCTATTACTGGATCAGCTACGACCACCACCAGCAGAACCTCGGGTCCATCCACGACATTGTTGAGGTCTATGGGCGAGGCATGGTCGCCTCAAGTCTGGAGAACGCCCTGGCAAAGATACCGATCGCACTGACCAGCGTCGGCGCGAGCGTCTACAACCTCGCCCGGTTCTACGAAAAGCGGTGGACGTGCAATGGCGTCGTCGATACGTCCAACAAGCCGTCCGATATCCTCGGCCAATTGCTCTCGTGCTGCGGCGGCAAGCTGGTTCGCGCCGGGGACGAGTGGAACATCTTCACCGCGATCTGGCGCGGGATCGGTACGAGCTTGACGGACCACGACCTCCGGGGACCGCTCAAGGTCGCCACCTTGGTCAGCCGCCGCGACGTGTTCAATGGCGTTCGCGGCACCTACATTTCGCCGGCTAATTTCGACCAGCCGCAGGATTTCCCGCCCTATCCCGACCCGAACCGGCCGGACGAGGACATCTTCATGGCGCAGGACGGCGGCGAGCGGATCTGGTCGCAGGATATCCAGCTTGCCTTCACCAACTCGCCGTCCATGGCGCAGCGGCTCGCCAAGGTGCTTCTGATGCAGATGCGCCAGCAAGTCTCGATCGTCTTTCCGGCGAGATTGACCGCCTTCAATGTCACCGTGGCGCAGAACATCAACGTAACCCTGCCGCGGATGGGTTGGACCGATAAGGTCTTCGAGGTGGTCGATTGGACCTTGGTGCTTGAGGGCGGCGGTTCGGGCAAGCCACCGAACCCCGGAATCGACCTGACGCTGCGGGAAACCGACCCCTCGGTCTATGAGTGGGACAACGGCGCCGAGACAACCGGCTGGTGGGTCGCGCGGCCCGATCTGCCCACTGCGCTGATCGTCGCTGTTCCGGTGATCGTCTCGGCGACCGAGAGCCGCTATGTGACCGCGACCGGCGCCGGCCAATCGTCGGGCGTCACCGTGACATGGAATCCGGTCGGAGATGCTGCGTCGTATCAGGTCACCTATGCCGACGCCTCGGGCAACCAGATCACCTTGCCGGTGCAGTCGGCCGGCCAGGGCAACTCGGCGTTCATCGGGCCTCTGACGAAGGGTAGCTATACCGCGCAAGTCCGCACCATCAACCTCTATGACGTGGCGAGCGCCTGGTCGGACCCATTCCCGTTCACGGTCGTCGGCGTCGTTGGACCGCCGCCGGACTTGCTCAACTTTCTGGTCACCGCGGTCTATGGACAAGCTCATGTGACGTGGGACCAGAGCCCCGACCAAGATGTCATCAACGGCGGGAACATCTGGATACGCTGGTCGCCAGCGATCGGCGGCGCGACTTGGGCGACCGCAACGGGTCTATCGCAACTGCTCGCCGGCTCGGCGACCGAGGCGACCGTTCCTCTGCAGGCCGGGTCTTACCTGGGCAAGGCGGTCGATAGCGCGGGCAACCAGTCGGTGACGGCTGCGGTCTGGGTCGTCGCGGCCGTCGATAGCTCCGGGCTGGAACTGCTCATGACGAACACCGAGGATCCGGGTTTCGCCGGCAGCAAAACCAACCTAACGGTGACATCGGGCGTCTTGCAGCTCACCACCGTGAGCGGTGACACGACCATGGACACATGGCCGAGCGTCGATCCAGTCGCCAATTGGGACGCAGAGGGTGCGTTGAACACCAGCGGCGAGTACGACTTCAACACCGTGACCGACCTTGGCGCGGTCTTCGGCTTCCACATGGAACTGGACATGACCGCGGTCGGCGTCGGCACCTCGACGCTCGGCGATCTGACCGGCGCGACCATCACGGCGCAGATTTCGACGACGACGACCGACCCGGCCGGCACACCCACATGGTCGGCTTGGGCGCCGCTCTTGGTCGGCGACTTTACCGGGCGCGGCGTCCGTCGCCGGCTTCTGTTCACGACGAACGAATACAGCTATTCGCTCGGGTGCAGCGCGCTCACCGACAAGATCAGTATGCCCACGCGAACTTGGACCGATTCGGCAGTCGCGCTCGCCTCGGGCGGCACCCGCGTCAACTTCACGCCAGCTTTCTATGCCGCGCCCGATGCCCGAGGTTATCCAATTGGTGCCGGGCCCGGCGCCTATGTCGATGTGACCTTGGTCGATCGCCAGGGAGCCACCTTCACCATCCGCAATTCTGGTGGCAGCGGGATCAGTGGAACCGCCGACCTCTACGCGTTCGGCGCCGGAAGCGAGGTCTGAAATGTCCCAGCATGATTTCGTCATCGCCAACGATACAGGCGCGAACGTCCGCGCCGACATCAACAATGCCTTGCAGGCTCTCGCGAGTTGCTCGCTTGGCACATCCGCACCGAGCCCGACCTATCCTGGGCAGTTGTGGGGCGACACCACCAACAATCTGCTCAAGCGGCGCAACTCGACCAACACCACATGGCTCATCATCGGCGTCCTCGACGCGAACTATGCCGGGTTGATCCCGGCCGGCGGCACGACCGGCCAAGCTCTGACCAAGCACAGTTCGGCCGACATCGACGTGATGTGGGCAACGCCCGCGGTCTATGCGCCGCCGACTTTCATCACCGCATCGACGCCGCTCACCAGCGCCGCGCACACCCACTGGTATCTAGCAAGCATTACCAGCGCGGATATTACCGTTGCCTTGCCGGCGGCGACGAGCCTGCAAGTCGGCTGGTTTTTCAGCATCCGCAACGACCGGCTCTCGACCAAAAACGTCCTCATTGATGCCGGCGCCGGATATAACATTTACGGTGCCGCGTGGGTCAACCAGACCGTGACGCTCCAACCCGGTCAGCAAGCGAGGTTCGTGACCGACGCGAACAATTGGTACATCGACACGCCCGGTGTGCCGATCCTCGACTATAGTTCGAGCGCGCCGTCGCGTGGCGCGGTTAACATCCCGTCCCAAGTCTTGCCGACTGCGCCGGTTGAGGGTGATGTCTGGCAAGTCAGCGGCGCGCTCATGGTTCGCGCCGGGAGCCAAAACCGGATTCTCGGTCCGGCGAACAACACCTATCGCAAGCTGACTTTTGCCATCACGTCGAGTGCCGATCTGACGGCCGCGCACGGTCTTGGTCGCGTCCCGGTTCGCTTCGATCCCTATCTCGTCTGCCTCACGGCAGAAGCCGGTCGCGCGGTCGGCGATCGGGTCAAAGTGCCGCCGCCGTTCACAAACACCAATGGCTGCACCTTTTACGGTTCACCGACGAACATCGGAGTAAGCTACGGCAATGCTGCGCAGGTCTTCCAGATATGGTCGGCCGGCACTCGGGTTAACCTCACCAACGCGAACTGGCAGCTTGAGGTCTACTACGACTAAGGAACGCGATGTCGAATGGGTTGTGGCGCATTGTTCTCCTTGTCGCGGTTCTGGTCGCGGTTTCGGGGCAGACAAAGCCGCCGTCGGCGACCCAGGTCAAGCCGCCGAATTACTTTGTCATGATCCCCCCCGGCACGCAGGTCGTGGACTTGCTGCCCTATACCAAACGCGATCCGCGGATCGAAGCCGTTGCCAGAGCGATTTGCAGACTTAAAGGCATCGACCCCGACCACGAAGGACCCCCATTCCCTCGAGGCCCCATCTGGGAGCTTTTTATCCCACAAGCGATGTTGTTCATCGCCGAGGACGACGCCGTGGATGCGGCGGCGAAACCAAGATGAGGAAGCGCCATGAACGATTTATCCGAACCAGCAGCGCGCGCCCTGGTGAGGGTGGCCGAAGCGATGCTGGAGATCGAGACGGCGGAACTCGATGGATACGACCGCGAACAACGGACCAAAATGCTTTCGCACCTCGCGGCGGCGTTGAACTACGAACGGCAGAACAAACCGGACGACGCGACTTCGCTATGCCGCGGTGCGGCTCTGGCGGTTCTGATCCTAGCGTTGACAGATGGCGAAGCGTGACCCTAAGCCGCAACCTCCTCGACACTTACTATCGACGCGGATGGCTCAGTTCCGGCAAGTTCGTGGCTGCGATCGGTCTTGGCCGAGATCTCGAAAACCTTGCTGGTGTCGGGAACGAAAGACCCGACGCAAGGCTCGCTGCACAAGAGCGGATCGAGAGAGCGCGCGCGACCCTACCTCGAGACCAGTTTGAGATGCTCACCAACATCCTGACCACGGACGCGCTAGGTGGGCTCGCGCAGCGTCACGGTCTGCAGCAGTTCCGCGATGCGCTCGCGCTCCTAGTCCCGATCTATGTGGCAGATGGTACGGAGTAGACAGATGCCGAGCAGACCTCCTGTCCATAGGGCATCTCACCAGCATGGCGAAGCACACCGGCTGCTGATATTTCGCCGCCATGCCGCCGCGAAACAAAGACGCGAGCGACCGACACGCTCACAACGCGGTTATGATGCGGCATGGTATGAAATTCGGGCCTTTGTTCTCAGCAGCGAGCCCTGGTGTAGGTACTGCTCGGAAAACGGAATTATGCGGCCCGCAACGGTGGTCGACCACATCGAGTCCATCCGCAAGCGACCAGACCTACGGCTCGACCCCAGCAACCTCCAACCGCTCTGCTGGCCGTGCCACAACGCGAAGACCAACCGGTTCGATGGCGGCTTCGGCCGGTCGCGATCATGACCCGCGGTCGCGCACCGCACATGGGCGCTAAAAGCATGGGGGGGAGGCTAAATTTTCGAGGCCGGGCCGCACAGGTACCCGCGTGTGCCGGCTGTTTTTGGAATTGCATAATTTGAAAATTCCGTAACTGGCAATCGGCGCCAGCTATGTCGGCAAGCTGGCGCCATCGTAGGGTGTGCCGGCACTTCAAAAGGAGGCAGACATGGCCGAAGCAAGACCTATGACCACCCTCGGCGGCAAGGCGGCCGCGGCGCAGTGGCCGGGGGACCCGCCGGTATCGGCAGACGGCAACGGCAACCCGGTTGGTGACTTCAACGGCGGCAGCGGCGTCGCGACCGGTGCCACGGGCGCCGCGGTCCATCATGCGGCCCCACACGGCGCGGTCGGCCCGCACCGCTAGAAGACGAGCAAGTCGTTGTCGGCGTAGATGGTCGGATATTCGTCCTCGCCGACCATCTGATGCCCGAGCGCCATGATCGTGCCGATCGCCGCGTCGATCTTGTTTTCGGGAAGCTCCTTCCGCGGAAACACGTTGTCCTTGAAGTCATATCGGCCGACGACATTGCTCAAGCACCACGCGAGCACCGGGTTGCCGTCATGGGCGATGCGGTGCTCGCGAATCCGCGCATCTAGACCCTTGGTCGGCTCGCTCATGGTTGCGACGGTCTGAGGGTATTCCACCATCGGCACGTTCTTGTCGATCATCCGCTGGGCAAGCTGCGTTGCCGACCAGGGGTCGTAGGTCACGGCTTCGACCTCGAACTGCTGGCAGGCGGATAGGATCGCCTCCTCGATCTCGGGATAGCTCGTCGTCTCCCCGGGCGTCTGCGTCAGCCACCCGTCCGCGATCCATTGCGGATAAGCGGGCTGGCTCTCGATCCGCGCCTCGGGCAGCCACGCCCGGCAAAAGACCGAATAGCGGGTCGTCCCGTCGTCGTCCTCTTGCCAGAAAAGCAGCACGAGGGCGGTCAAGTCGATCTTGTTGGCGATATCGAGTCCGAGGATGCACGTCCGGCCGGCGAAGTCCGCGAGCTTGAGCTCCGGCCGCGCGCATTCCTGCCAATGGGGCATGGAAAAGAGCGGGGAATCCCCGGTCACCCACATATTGAGATGGCGGGTCTTATAGATTGCCTCTTGCGCCGGGTTGTTGCGCGCCTGCCGGGCGATGATTCTGATCTGCTCGGGGACGACGGTGATCCCCCACGACGGGTTTGCCTTCTTCATGGTCTTTTCCGACCACGGGTCGTCTCCGTCGTCGGCGCTATAGATCACGCCGAAGAACCGGGCGTCGTCGAGAACGTGGGTCAGAACCTTGACCGTATAGTCCCAGATCGACTTGCCGATGCCGGTGGTGTTGCTGGTCGCGGTCGAGATCGAGACGAGGAGCGGCTGCAGCCGCTTGCCGGTCGCGGTCAGCATTACGTCATAGACCCGGGCGGTGCGATGGCTGGCGATCTCGTCGAGGCAGACGAAATGTGCGTTCAACCCTTCCAGACCTTTGCTATCCGACGATATCGGGACGAACTTCGACGCGGAGCGGTCCTGAAAGATGGCGTTGCCCGAGGTGTCGATGCCGAGGAACCTCCGCATCCCGGGCGCCCGCCGGACCATCTCCCAGGCCGTCTCCCAAACGATCTTCGCTTGGTCGCGGGTGACTGCGGCGGCGAAGGCATCGGCGCCGCCCTCGCCCTCGGCGAACGCCGAATAGAGCGCCATCGGCGCCAGCCATGTGCTCTTGCCATTGCCGCGCGGCACCCAGATCGAGGCTTGCCGGAACCGCCGCTTGCCCGTCTCGCGTTCGACGAAGCCGAAAAGGTTGACCGTGCACCAGCACTGCCAGTCGAGAAGCACGATCGGCTTCCCGGCGAACGGTCCCTTGATGTTCGGCAAGCCCTCGGCGAGCAATATCGGGCCGCCGGCCTTCTTGCGGTCGAAGGCCCAAGAGCCGCGCCCGCTCTCCGCGAGTTCGTAGTCGTCGAGGAAGCGCCGGCAAGCCGCGCGGACGAGGCGCGGCGCGTCGATCTTGTGGCTGCACACCCGTTGGGCGTAGCGGATGCCTTCCTCGACGGCGTTCCGGGCCTTAACCATTGGCGGCTTTGCGCCGCATGTCCTCCAACTGCGCCCAGCGCGCGTCCTCGCCCGTCGGGTCGGTCGCGTCGACCTGGCCGAGCCCGACCCGGGCGACCGGGGAGAAGCCGAGCTGCTCGATCATCCGCAGCATGACCATGGACGATCGCTGCATGATCTTGACGTAAGGCGACATCACCATGTCGCCGGCTCGTCCCTTGATGAGCAGCGGCAGCTTGTTGCCGGCATCGAGCGCCCGCTGCATCTCGCGGGCCTGGAGGAAGGTTGCCTCGTGATAGCACCAGAGGCGCAGGAGGGATTCGTCGGACTTTCCCAGAAGGCCTCGCGGCGCCGCTGCCAGGGCCGCCTGCCAGCGATCGGCCTCGGCCGGACTCAAATCCCCCGGCGGCTCCCCGAGCTTGTCAGGCGCCGCCGCATCGGCCGCACGGCCCCCGTGGCGGGTCGGATTCCAGGTGCCGTGCAGTTGGAGGAGGGTCGTCGGCTTGTTCTTCGGGCCTCGGCGCATGGTCAACGGTGGTGCAGGGGCGGTCGTCGGCGATCATAAGCGGGTGATGCGGAGGTCAACAAGCTTAGAGCAGAGCGCCAGACTTCTTGCGCTTGGCGAGGTCAACCAAATCTTGCCAGAGGCCCGGCGCGGATTCCTTCAACGCCTTAATGCCCGCCGGGTGGTTTTTCCACCACCGCTCGGGCTCCTTGGTCCCGATCAACCCGTCACGCAATCCTTTGTGCAGCGAAACCATGTCGGCGTGGTATTCTGCCGGCGGCGATTCAGATGATGGCTTCTTTGGGTCACCTTCTCCCGCAGATGGTGGCGGAAGCGGCGGCGTGTTTTCCCCAACCACTGCCGCCGCTTTTGGCGCCTTGCCGGCGCACCAGCGGGCGAGCTTCTCCCCCGTCTCGATCGTCACCGTTTCGCCGGTCGCGAACACGTCGGCCAGCGCCGGGTGGCCGAGCTTGGTCACCCGGAGCGTGTGGTCCGGCATCACCTCGGCGTGGATGGTCATCTCGAATATGAAATCACCGTCCTGCTTCGGCGTACTGAATTCGTCCTTAACGATTTTCGTCTCGCCGCCCACTTTGATCTGGCGCGACTTCCGTTTCGCGCGCAGGCAGCAGATCACCGGCATTGGCGTCCGCAGCAGCTTGAGGACCATGCGGGTGTGCTGCATCTTCGGCTCCTTCCAGCAATGCAGGCCCGCCTTTTTGGTCCGGATTTCGATTTCGGTCGCCATTTCGGTCACCGAGCCGGTGCCCTCCCACTCGTGACTCATGCTGTCGATGATCCCGACCGCCGGCTTTGCCTTAACCAGGGCGTCGATGGCTTCGATGTAGTGAGCCGGCGAGAACGGCTCCTCAAGGTCGAGCACGTCATAGCCGCCGGGAATGATGTCCTCGTAGTCGGACCCGCGACCGGTCTCGGTGTCGATCATGGCGATCTTGCCCTCGGGCCCGACGAGCCCGCGGGCGAGCAGGAGCGCGGAGTAGGTTTTGCCGCTGCCCGATAGGCCATAGAGCCCGATGAGCGGCCGGCGCTGGCTGCGCGTGGCCGGGCGGAAGGCGAGCGCGGTCATGGTTTCCACATTGCGATGGAAAACTCGAACGGGTCGATATCCTCGGCGCCTTTCTGGATGAACCGAGCTTCTTGTTCCTTTTGCCGCCACGTCGGCGCATCGGCATAGAACGTCCGGGTCGGATAACCGGGATACTTCTTGCGCCGCTGACACGCCGCCCACAAGTCGATCGCCTCTTGCACGTCCTGCGCCGCCATCTCGAGCGCGGCCGGCGAAAGACCGACCACCGATATGGCATAGGGCGGGCTCGTCTCCTGAACGACGAAGCGGAATTGCATCGGACGCTTGAGCACCTTGGTCGCGCCGCGCATGTAGAACCCGGCCTGGATATCGCCGCCGATGTCGTACATCTGGCGCGCCGACCACGCTCTGGGCGCCGCCGATCCATTCGTCGTCTTGTAGTCGAAAATGAAGCCGCGCCCGCGCTGCAGCCAGTCGAGACGGGCGCGGCACCAGACTGGGCCGTCGCGCCAGATTACGACGCGCTCGGGTTCGCCATCCCGGAAGGCGCTGAAAGCTTCATCCGTCTGCCGCAGCTGGGCGCGGGCGAGCTTGACCATGGTCGAAACCTGAGTCCACTCGTGCTCGAGCAGAGCGACCTTGCCGGTGCGCGCGACCGCCCGGCGTTCGTCGCGCGCGGCCTCGGACTTCCAATTGGGCGCGTCGATGATTTCGAAGATGGCCGAGCCTTCCAGCATGAGGGCGTGGGCGGCGCGGCCGATATCAAACCGCGGATCATGTTCTTCTTTGAAGTCGGGGTTCAGCCGCGGGTGCGCCATCCAGGTGTGGCGCGGGGATTTCGCAAGCAGCAGCGCCGCGAGATGTGATGAGAGGGATGGTTTCGGCGCCGGATCCTTGTGGTAAGTCTCGGCGTCGATCGTATGGACGCCTTCCCTCAGTGTTTGCCGAAGTGCAGCGCCAGCAGCTTGTCCCGCAGGGGCAGCCGGTGCCACCGCCGAATTGCCAGCCATTGCCTGATTGCCCATAGCATTACGCAGCCCCGCCGAATTCCGGCATTACATCCGGATCATATTCGCGCGCTTCCGCGGCGGTCTTCAGTGCCAGCCTACCGAACTTGTCGAGGAGTCGCTTACGGTCTTCGGGGTTCTCGACCGAACCCAGGGCCACGCCTGCTGCCGTGGCGATGACGACGAGTGCCTCGCTCAAGGTCAAAGCATCTGGCTCGGTCACCAAGGTCCACGCGAAGTGGGCGCCATAGCCCGTCAATTCCGTCGCGCGCGCTTTGGTGATCGGCCGCCGTTCCGGAGCCTCTGCGTTCATTGCTCCACCCTACGCCTGCAGCCACTCAACTGCCAAGCCATTTATTTTACAAAAATCGAGAATTATTGACGATGGCACAGGCAGAAACAGGCCGAAACCACGGGAAACAACTAGAAACGACAAACACAAATTAAATGGTCGGTACTTCTTCTGTAATTAATTATTGACGACACCGGCCCGCAGGCGGACCATGACCCGCGGCCCGCGCACGAAAACTCGCGCGACTTGCAACCTTCACATTTTTGGGGAGTCGGCCATGGCCCGAACGATGCGCGCGCATACCTCCATTGACGAAGAGCAAGACGAGCCGGTCCGCCGCGGACGGCCGTCCAAGCATTCGCTGCCTTTCGACAGCAGCGTGTCCGACGCCACGGTGAACGAGTTCTGCGACCGCGCGCTCAAGGCGAAAACCAACCTCGAAAAGCTTGAGGAAGACGCGAAGACGCAGCGCGGCATCTATCGCAACGTGCTCAAGGATGCCAAGAGCGCGGGCGTCGATCCCGACTCCATCACCGATTGGCTCAAGCAGCGCAAGCGCGAGCCCGACGACATCACCCGCGACTTCGCGTGGAAAAACCGCGTCTATCGGCTCCGCGGTCTGCCGATAGGCACGCAACTCGGCTTCGATCCCGAGACCGGCGATACGGTCGTCGAGGTGGAGAAGCCCGGCAAGCGCCGGCCTGGCCGCCCGAGAAAGGTAGGCGGCAACGGTGCCGCCGATGCGCGCGCCGCCTATATCGTCGGTTACGACGCCGGTAAGGCCGGCAAGAGCGCCAAGCGCGAGGGCAAGAACTTCACCGGCGAGGCCGCGGTGCAGTTCCAGGCCGGATGGCAACAAGGCCAGAAAGACTCCGCCCGAGAACACGGACCCGATAGCACGATGCAATAGGCGGCGCCATGTCGGCGCCGGTCCCAGTACGCTACGACGCAATGTGCCGAGCCATCGACGCCGCCTATAGGGTCGATGAGGTCAAGTACATCCGCGACAAAGCAGTCGCTTGGGAAGTTTATTCCCGGCAGGCAAAGAACGTCGAAGCCGAGCGGCGTGCATGTGAGATCCGCCTGCGCGCCGAACGCAAGGCCGGCGCGCTTCTCAAGGCGATGGAGAAGGCGAAGGGATCGGCGGGTCCCGGCCGCGGAAAAGCCGGTGCCCCTGCGGGATCGGCTTTTACGACCGCGCCGACGCTCGCCGATCTCGGCGTTACTCCGAAACAATCGTCGCGGTGGCAGAAGCTCGCCGACGTGCCCGACGAGCAATTCGACGCCGCTCTCGCCGACCAGACCGAGAAACCCACCACCAACGGCATCATTGCCGCAGCGCAGCCGAAGCCTGCTCGGCCGGCGGTTTCCGATGCCGCGCTATGGCTGTGGGGAAGGCTCAACGACTTCCAACGCAATGATCTGTTGGGTCGCGAGCCCAACGACGTTCTCTCGACCATGACCGAGGAAATGCTGGACGACGTTCACCGCCTCGCGCCGGCAGGTCGCGAACTGGCTCAAGCGCATCGGGGAGACGCAATGACCCGTGACCAGAGGAACGATAAGCAGGATCAGGACAGGTTGAGCGAAATTGTCGCGCGCGTCATCGAGGCTTGCGGCGGCGCTGCGAACCTCGATGTGAGCCCTTCATGGGTGGCGACACAAGCGTTCATCGAGATCGATCCCGGATTCAGCGTCAGAAAAGATCGCCCGCTCGTTTACATCGCGGCGCACCTCGAGCTACGTCAGATGGCCCGCCAGCAGCTCGCCCAAAAATGGGGTTCCAAACGCGAGGAACCCAAGGACGAGCTATTTCCAGAATTGCAAGAACGCTATCCCGTCAAGCGGGAGCATCCCGACGAGGAGCCGGTATATCGGCGTCGTGAGTTACTGAGCGATGCCGATGTTCGATACAACCTCAAGCGACTCCGCAGCGAAGCTGACGCCAAGCTCAGGCACGCCGATGCCTTGGAAGCCTGGTGGAAGACTTTCAAAAAGACTGCGTCATGAGCTCGCCCTGCATCCTCGCCCTGGATCCCGGCCACAAGGCCGGCTATGCGGTCGATGACGAGACGGCGGCGAACGGTTGCCGCACCGGCGTCGCGCATCTGCCGCGCCACTATCCCGACACCGGTAAAGAGCTTTCATTCCTCGAACGATGGCTGGCCGAAGCGATCGAGCAATTCATGCCTGGGGTGATCGTCTGGGAGGCGCCGATCATCTTCGGCGGCCGCAAGGGTTCAACGATCGCGACCTCGGCATCGACGATTGAATTCGCCTTTTCGTTTCAGGCGATCTGCGAGCTTGTCGGCGCGCGCTATCAGATCCAGTGCTGGAAGGTCAACGTCGGGACCGCGCGGTTGCATTTCGTCGGCCATGGGCGGTGCGACAAGGGCACCGTGTATTCGCGCGCCTTGGCGCTCGGCTATGGCGTTCAGAGCCACGACGAGGCCGATGCGGTCGCGATCTGGGATTTCGTCAAGCACAAGTACAGGTCCGGCGCTCTGGTCGCCGGCCCGCTGTTCGCCGATCCGCTGCGCTCCATGCGCCGGCCGGCTGCTTTCGAGGACGATCCAAGCTACTAGCAAGAGGATGCTCGGTGCGGACCTACGGGAAAATAGAAACCGGCTTTTGGCAGAACCACAAGGTTCGCGCGCTCGATCGCCAGAGCCGCGAGCTTCTGCTCTATCTGTTCACCTGTCCGCACGGCAATTCGGTCGGGTGCTTCGGGCTGCCGCTGGGATACGTGATGGATGATCTGGCGCTGCCCGAGGACAAGGTGCAGTTGCATCTGCGCCACCTCGCCAAGCAGGGCTTCATCGAGCGGAATGAGACAACAGGACTGACCCGAATTATCGGGTGGTGGGGACACAACGGCATCGAGAACCCGAACGTTGCCGGCGCGGTGTGCAAGCAGCTCGCCGGATTGCCACCGGACCCGATCGCCGATCGCGCAATCCAAGACTTAAGATCGCATCTGCAAGTCGATGATTTCGCGCCGAAAGTCGCTCAGGTGCTACGCGAAAAATGCCCAATGCCGAAACGCGTTCCGAAACCTTCGGTGGGTGTCAATGGAAGTGCTGGCGAATTGTTCGCGACAAATTCCGAACCCGTCGCGAAGTCGTCGGCCTCGCGCGCGCGCGGAGCCTTAACCGAACCTGAACCTAACCCTAACCGAGCCAGAGCCGAGCCAGAGCCGAGCCCCGCACCCGAAGCCCGCGAAAACGGCGCGCCCGAGCCTTCGCTTGTGAATAGCTCACGGCTCGGGCGCGTCGCGCAGCCACCGAATCGCATCCAGGAACTCACCGGCCCGGCTCTGGCACGCTATGGGCCGACGCGCGGCGTCGAACTGCTCGACGCCTATGCCCAGGAGGATCCCGAGGCCATCGCTGAACTCGATGCGCTCGTCCCAATTGCCGCGAAAGAATCTGAACCATGACGGTCGACTTCGGCACCGGACCCGACCGGCTCAAGCGATGGGCTGCCTACATCCTCGCCGCTCCAGACCGCTTCGGCGCCGATGCCGGGCGCATCGCCCGGGCTATCTCGACGGCGGTCGAAAATGTAGAGCACGAAGCGAAGCGCAAGAAACCTGCGAAAGAGGCGGCGCTGCTGTGA